GAATGGCAAACACGCTATAGATTCGCCAGGGAATTAGAAAAACTTATTAAAGCTCAAGTGGGTCAAAACCTAATTCGTCAGAAATCATCTTGCAACGAGTCCTAAATGGCTTGCCATGTTGCATCCATTTATCACCTTTTTGCCGATGAAAACTACAATGTGCCATTTCGTGACAAAGGACTCGAATCACAGTCGATATGTGACCACATTTTGCCGATGAAATAGTAATAGTATGCTCATACTTTTCCCCATCTTCATACATATAGCTACCCATAATAGCGTTATCTGAATCAACCACAAAATTTATTTGTGCTGCTAATGGCATATTCCATTTAGTAAATGGATGGCAAACAACCAGGGCATTATAAAAGTTACGAAGGATTGGAGTAGTCAGCTTCATACTTTATGCACCTTACCCCTAAAATCTACAGCATCTTCACCGCATACACGAATAATCTCAGGCTGAAGCATCTTGCTATGGTCAAACGATAGCATTACAAAGCCACTATTCCAATCTTTAGGAGTATCTTCAGTATAGGCAAATTGTTGCCCCATAGGGTCAGCTAGAGTACCTGTTTGGACTCCCCATCGTGTGCCGTTATAGTCATTAAATGGAATAGCGCTGAGTACATGTGTGTGACCGGTAATCATATTACAACCGCTTTGCACGGCATTATTGCGCCCACCTGTCCAACCACCCTTCCACCGATGCTTAATGCAAGTATCTTCATTGACCCAAAATGACCAACAAGGTTGCCACATCGGAAAGTAATCACGCAATGAAGTACCAAACACACCCTCAAATGTAGGAAGGTTAGCAATAATAGACATTTCAAGTCTTTGGTCATGGTTGCCCATAGGCCAAAACAACTTAGACCCTTTAGAAACTGCTTCAATTTCGCCTAAGTAATACTGACAGGCTTCTAATTCTTCTTTGACAGTTGGTACTTTATTCCAATCTTGTCGTGGAAAACGGCTTAAATTAGCCCCATCCAGCGCATCCCCATTACAGACTACTGCCGTAGGCTTAAACTCTTTAATCATCTCTAAGAGGGCTTTAAAGGCTGTGGTGGTATCGTCAGGCCAGAAGTGTGCGTCACTAAATACAATAACTCTGCCTTTTTCAATATCCATGCCCCTACGAGTATGTCCTGTAGTCTGGGCTATCTTCTTTAATTGGTCAAAACGCTGGTCATCAGTAGCAACTAACTCAATTTTAAGTCTAGCTTCTATTGACCTTCTTCTGTTATATACTGAGCGCTGACTTATGCCTATTTTTGTTGCCATTAATGAAGCTGACCCACATTCTTTCCAAGCTGCAATCCATTCTTCATCTGATAAATGATAACTAGACATTAAATTCCCCTTAACAAGTAAAAGAACACTAACATAACATTATGGCATTTGCTAAAAAAGTTGATAAGAATCAAGTTGCTGTGGTGAAAACACTACGAGATTATGGTGCGCAAGTATTCCATTTACATACTCAAGGCGGTGGAATACCGGATTTAATGGTTTGCTATAACGACCAAACTATTTTACTTGAAGTAAAAGACGGAGAAGCTAAGAAGCTAACCCCTTTACAGATTAAGCTATTTGCTGGGTGGCAAGGTGGGCCATTACATAGGGTAAATTCATGCGAAGAAGCAATTAATGTATTAAAATTGTACGAAATGGAGAAATAATCATGCCTTTAGACAAATCTGGCTCGGCTCAATCAGTCGGCAAAAACTACAAAACAGAAGTTGCCGCAGGAAAACCTAAGAAACAAGCATTGGCAATCGCATTAAGTGAACAACGAGCACACTCTAAAGGTAGCCGTAAAGCTAAGTTAGAAGCTGAATACGCTAAACACATGGCTGGCTCTGAAGAAAAAGGCGAAACCAAGAAAGAGTCTAAAAAGACTGAAAAAGGTGAGATGTAATGTTTAACCTACCATCCGTAGTCGGCAAAAAAGACAAACGCAAGCAAGAAGAGAATGTTGGTAGCGATAAAGACATTCTGAATAAGAAGATTAACGATAGACTAAAGCGTAAAGAGAAGTTAGCTAAAGCTATGAATAAGCTACATGACGCTGATATAGGGTGATTATGGCTATTTCTCTTGCTGATGCGTTAAAAGGATATATTCCTCCAACGGAGTCAACCCTTGCTGACCCTATAACAGAGCATTTCCGAACATTACCCCAGCAATTAGCTGAAAAGCAACAAGCTATGGATAAAACTATAGCTAGTATGTATAAGACAGATATGGCTACAGGTCAGCCTAATCCTAATTATCGCCCAGAAGCAATGCAAGAATTTACTCAGTTAATGCCCAATATGATGGGTAGCATTAGTAAAGTTTTGCCACGAAAAGAAGTAATTGCTCAAGAATTAGAAAAAGTGTTAACTCCTGGTGAATATAGAGGCTCACACACAGCCCCCAATGCAAAAGAATATGGTGGGACATTAGATGCGTTACATCAAATTATGCCAGCCGATGTATATACCCAACAAGGTAAAAGACTATATGGTATTAATGACCCAACTATAGACCATGAATGGTATATGGCTGCGTTGAAATCAAAAGGCAAGCCTGAAAATATAGTTGAAGTACATCGTGCAGTACCTAAAGGCGTTAAAGATATTAATAGTGGTGATTGGGTAACAACCAGTAAAAAGTATGCAACTATGCACGGAGATAGCGCTTTGAATGGTGAATATGACCTTTTATCTAAAAAAGTAAAAGCAAATACACTTTCATCAGAGGGTTATCCCTATGAATTTGGTTACCACGAATAAGTGATATACTAAATACCTAATAAAATCAAACACTTGAGATTATATGGACAATAAAGAGTACAAATGGTACATATACCAGCTAATAGACCCTCGCAATGATGAGGTGTTTTACATTGGTAAAGGTGCAGGTAAACGCATAAAAGCCCACGAAAAAGAAACTCGTAGAGGAGTATGCTCAAAAAAGACCAATAAAATCAAAGAGATATGGCTTGATAATTTAGAAGTTAAGCGTCAAATTATTGCTTATTGTAATGATGAAAAATATGCTTATGAAGTAGAGTCTGATTGGATTAATAGCACACCTAATTTAACTAATCGCTTTCCAGCACGAAAAGGATTGCCATTTGCTCAATACCATCATAAAGAAGTGTTTGATGCTGTTATGACAAGAATGGGTGAATTTGCATATTGGTATAAACATAGCAACGGTGGGGCTTTAAAATCATCTATATCAACTCCTGATTGCACACATGGAAAGTTAATTAAAGTTTGCGCTGAATCTTTGTACAACAGCTTATTCCCTAAGTTTTTAAAAGATATACAAAAGTCATCTAAATTAGAAATCGCCCTAAAAAATGAATTAAATGCTTATGGGGTGCAATATGGCTGCTAGAAAGAAATTAGAGCTTACTCAAGCTTGGCGAGATAAAATTCAGATTGCCTCCATTATTGACAGGCTTGCAAAGCATATTAATGATGAAATAGACATGAAACCCACTCAACTTAAAGCTGCTGAAATACTACTTAAAAAGGTTGCGCCAGACCTTTCTAATACAACTTTAGATGGTAATGAAGATAAGCCTGTACGCATGGTGGTGTCTTGGAAGAAATAATTGATGTCGAACTAGACTATAAGCCTAGGGATGTATTTGAGGATTTCCATGAAAGAAAACAACGCTGGGCAGTAATCGTTGCACATCGCCGATGTGGAAAAACAGTCAGTTGTATCAATGAATTAATCTATAAAGCCCTAATAGAGGGCAAAGAAGATGGTCGCTACGCCTATGTTGCACCATATTACAGCCAAGCCAAGAATATCGCTTGGGACTACCTATTAAGATTTAGTAAGCCTGTAATGGCTAAAGCTAATCAATCAGAATTATGGGTGGAACTAATAAATGGCGCAAGGATTAGGTTGTTTGGTGCTGATAATGCTGACTCTTTACGCGGTCTATACCTTGATGGGATTGTCCTAGATGAGTATGCAGATATGCGCCCTCGTATTTGGGGCGAGATTATTCGGCCTTTGTTGGCAGACAGACTCGGTTGGGCAGTTTTCATTGGAACACCTAAAGGCCATAACGCCTTCTGGGACATTTATAGCAACGCCATTAAGAATGACAATTGGTATGCCAAAACCTTAAGAGCAAGCCAAACAGGGTTATTGCCTCAATCTGAGTTAGACGATGCAGCTAAGTCTATGACTCAAGACCAATACCTACAAGAGTTTGAGTGTGACTTTGAGTCAGCTATTCTTGGTGCTTTCTACGGCAAAGAGATGCGTCAGCTTACTGACCAGAATAGAATCCTTGATATTGAGTATGACCCGATGTTTCCAGTACATACAGCATGGGACTTGGGTTACTCAGACGATACCGCTATTTGGTGGTTTCAAGTTGTGCATGGTGAGATTAGATGCTTAGACTATCACTCTAGTAATGGTCAACCAGTAGCTTTCTATACTGGCATTATTGCCTCAAGAGAAGCAGAAAGAGGCTATACATACGGCACTCATTATTTACCCCACGATGCAAGAGCTAAGACATTAGCGTCAAATAGAAGCATAATTGAGCAACTTTCAGACAAAATTGCGTTAAAATCAATGAAAATTGTACCAATGTTGTCATTGCAAGATGGAATACAAGCAACTCGATT